TCCACTAAATTTAGCTATACCTTCAGCTGCTCCTTGTCCCAATCCTGCTGCTGCAGCACCTGCACCAAAGAGTGCAAGACCTGATGCTATTGTGGTCATAGCAACTAAGAATGTAAGACCTTCACCTATTAAACTAGCTTTACCACCTACAGCTTCATCAATAGATAATAATGTTAATACGTTTGCTTTAATTGTATCTGCAAAAGTTTTATCTGAACTAAAATGATTAATACCTTCTGCGGCTCCAGTACCTAATGCTGCTGTAGCTGCGCCTCCTCCAAATACTGCGAGACCAGCACCAATTGTGGTCATGGCAACTAAAAAGGAACCACCTTTAAGTAAGAAATCAAAATTACCACCAGCTGCATCGTTAATTGATAATAAAGTTAATACATTATCTTTAATACTTTGACCATCAAAGCCAGCAAATTTCTCAGCTGCTCCTGCCGCGGCTGAACCAACTCCAAATACTCCAAGGCCTAAGCCTAATCCAGCTAATACAACAGCAAGGGTTCCACCTTCTGCATAGAATTTAAGTAATGCACCTTCACCATCAGCTTTAGGTACTATTTCTAAAATCTCTTTTACATTACCAGAGACTTTTTCCATATTCACATTTTCAAATTCTTTTAAAGCTTTTGCTGATGCAAAGAGAGCAACACCTAATCCCGCAGCTGCGATACCCGCACCCGCGAGGGCTCCACCCACTTTACCTAACATTGAACCTCTATTCTTAGATTCTTTTGCTTGAACTTTAGTAGCTTCTGCTGTTTCTTGACCAGTTTCAGTCTGTTGTTCTAGTATCTTATTTGTTTTTAATCTGTCTTGTTCTTCTTCGAATGCATTTTCAGCTGCATCGCTCTTTTGTGATTTAAAGACATCTGCGATATCTTTTAATAATTGTTCTTGATTTGGTAAGGTTTGAATAGCTGATTCAACTGATTTGTTTTGCTCTAAGATAGCAGCTTGTGTTGCTTCCTCTGCAGGATTCTCTTTTCCAAAAAGATTTTTCTTAGAAAAAACAGAAGTCAACTCTTTCAAGTCTTTCTTACGATTCATTTCTTCCTCGTTTCCAGCTCCTGTCTTGTCAAATGCTTTATCAAAATCAGCCATTTCTTATCCTTATTTTCCGAAAGCTTTTCCAGCTTCACTAATACCAAATGCACCTAGTGTTACTACTACAAATGACGTGTATATGGTATCAGATATTAATAAATCCATACCCCAGAATGCTGTGACTAAATCACATATTCCAAATATTGTCATTAAACTAAAAGATATAAAACCAATAATTGATTTTTCATTTATGTCATTATCATCTAAAAATAAATCCATAAATTTTCTTTTAGGTGGTGCTAATCGCTTCTTAGCGGCTTCAGCCTCGGCTTTCATTTCTTTAATTGTATCTTCGGACTTATCGAGTTTATCGATTAAAGCCATATACTTATCTAAGTCAATTTCAACTTCATTTCTACTATTGTCTTGATTGTCAGCCATTTCTATTCCTCATTTTTTCGTTCTCTGTTTCTATATGTACCTTGAGCATTGAAGTATAAACCTCCCTCTCCCACGGCATCATATTATCTAGTTCTTGTAACTTATAATTATGATGTTGCATCATCGCAAAATTCGTTTGGTAATGGTTTACCAGCGTATCATGCGAGAGGCTTAGGTAAAAAAACTTTGCAGTCCTCTTAACTCAACTTTATTCTTATGCCCACAAGCGGTACATTCTATTTCATCATTATATGTCATGCTTGGTATTGAAACAAAAAACTCTTGTATCTTAGCAAATTGAGAACTTGAAAATGATTCAATGAAATCCATTAAATCTTCTTTTGTTTCTTCATCTGCATTATATACATTGTCTTCGTCAAATATTGTTTGTACACAAACACTTATCAAATCCATTAAACCTTCTACTGAATCTAATTTGGCTAAATCTAATTTTTCAAGATTTTCCATAGTTGGATATCTCATAGTGATACCAACTTTCTTATCTTCATCTAGTATGAAGGTGTTTTCTTTATCGATGTTATCAATTTTAACTGCATCGATATTAACATTATAATCATTTAAATTGTCACATGCTTCACATTTAGCTCTGAGTGCTATATTTTCACCAACTGATTTTGCTCTCAATTGTAAAAATAAATACTCTAAGTCAAAGGATGTTAATTTCTTTGCATCCTTTAAATCATAACAAGACATGATTAAATTTTTCACTGCATTTTGAATTTGCATTGCATCCTTAGATTCTAATGCTATCAATAATACTTTTTCTTCTTTGACCAAATATGGTCTCATACTTAATTGTTCGCCAGTTGAAGGTAATTCAACCTTATACTGAGGAACACTCAATTTTGGTAATGCCATTATATATTTCTCCTATTAATTATATTATCCAAATAATTTACCTGGTATAGCCGACCTTATCGCAGATAAGCTACTACCTATTGTATCTTCAACAATAAACTTATCATATGACATTGTAATTTCAACTTTACTTTCTCCACCAGCTGCACTGGTTAATTGCATTGCTCCAACACTAGATGGGAATGCATCTTTTAAAACCGCACCATATACGACTTCATTTTCTTGGTTAAGTTGCTGTATTACAACATCACAAGTATAATCATCTTTATATCCTAAAGAATTTGTTTCACTATTCACAATTGCTTCTTGCCAATCGTCAACCATTCTTTTTATATAAAAATCATTTGTGACCAGAAATGAAAAACTAACATCTGCGTCACTATATCCTTGAACTCTTTTTTCTCTATGCTTACCAGTAAATTGAAAATCACTTGTAGTTAAAGACCTAGATGGTAAGCTAGCACTTTCACATAAAAGTGTAAGTGACCTAGGGTCTGTAATTAATTGATTCTTATTAAAGTCACCTCTACTAATACTACCAAGTATAGCACCAATATCAATATTAATTAGTGCTTGAGTGGGTGGAGTGAAGATAACATTAAATCTATTAGTTCTTCCAATACCACCACGATTATTAATTTCAGCTTTTAAATCATCTATTGAACTTGCCATGTTATCCCTTTGCTATACTTACACTATCTTTAAATACTTTATTTAATCCAGCTTTGCTGAAATGTTCTGTTGGCAGGAATATTGCTATTTCCCAGTCTGTCATAGGAACCCTAGCAATATTTGATTTGACATGTTCACCAAGATATCTCTTATAACATGGTTTAAATTCTTTAAACTTAGATGCGCCTTTTAAAAGACTATATCTTAATTTTGTTAACCTAGATTTTTCACTTGGTTCTTCTGGACCTAATTTTAATAATTCATCAAGGAAAGCAGCTCTAATATCAGGTCTTAGATAATGCAAATTCAATGCATCAAATCCATTCTTGTTTACATCAACTATAACTGCTAATGGAAACTTGTCATAATATGGTAAGACATCTTTATATTTAGGGTCATATGCATACATTATCATATCACCTAATTGTACTGATGATGCTTTCTTTAATGCAGGGTCGCTTAAGACTTTGCTACGACTAACATTCAAATTACGAACATTATTCATAAACCATTTTTGGGCTTCTTTAGACCTAGGATTTACTCTAGCTCTATATGCCGCTGACGAAATCTTGTCAAATAAACTATCTGCCATATCTTTATTTATAACAGTTAGAGTATCTTTATGCCTAGATTTCGTAAAGTTTCTTCAGTCCAGACTTGAAATTCCCAACCATTATGTTTAGCAAACTTGTCGGCTGCATTCCATTTATCTTGATTGCGAGAGAAGGTCAAAGCTTCATTAATATATCTTTTAGTCTTTCTTGATTTTTTGACTGGTGGTTTGGTCTGACTCTTTGGTTTGATTTCTATTAAATAGATTTTTTTGTTTTCCATTTCTATTAATAAATCAACAAAGTATCTATGTAATTTTCTATCTATTGTACATTTATATGGAACAACTACTCCTTCACTATTCCATAATTTAACTTTTGGATTATCTTCACACCATCGAAAAGCATTTCTTTCCCATAATGACCTGAATACCACATTAGAAACGTCACCAGCATACTTTTCTGGCTTTTTAATTTTGTATTTACCCTTGTAACTCATATAAATAACTCTATAGTAAATATTTATTTATAAAGGATAAAAGATGAGCGAACTAAAAGCAGACGAGATATTAAGATATCCACTCAATTTACAAGACGATGCTAATAACGGTATAGTAAAAATTACAATCAAAGAGCGAAGAGATGCTCAGGTTATGAAACATATTTTTTTACCAATGCCAACTGGGTTTAATATATCTGATGGTGCTAGCTTTACAAAC